TGAAGTATCTTCTGTACTTGAAGCAGATTATTTCTTTCATTAGGAGGTAGTATTGGCTAAGAAGAAAAAGAAAATTCATAAAGTTACTAATGAAAAAGAAATGGAACTAGCAGTTCAACGCTGTGTTGATATTGCTTTATCAGATGATCTAAAGAAAACAATAAATCTTTGGTTTCCTACTGGTAGATTCTCAGCAATCTTTTTAGATAACTGTCACGAAGAGATGATGCTAAAGGATGTTCCATTTCAAACAGATATGAATATTAATATTTATATAGAAAAGGAATAGTAATGGCAAGAGTATTAGTTATTGGTGACACGCATTTTCCTGCTGTTCACAAGAATTACTTTACATTTGTTAAAAAGATTCGTGATAAGTACAAGTGTAATGAAGTAGTTCATATGGGTGATGTTGTTGATCACCATTGTATTTCGTTTCATGCAAAGCATCCTGAAAACGAGGGTGCTGTTACTGAATACAAGAAGGCTTCGATTTGTATTAAGCAATGGGAAAAAGAGTTTCCAGAGTTAAAAGTTTGTATTGGTAATCACGACGAAAGAGTTTATAGATTAGCTTCAAATATGGGTATTCCAGATTTTTATCTGAAAGACTATAATGGAGTTTATACAACAACTAAATGGGAGTGGATGTATGCTCATATTATTGACGGCGTTCGCTATCAACACGGTACTGGGTCTTCTTCTCAATATCCAGCTTTTAATACGGCTAAGATGTCGGCATTCCCCATTTGCATGGGACATCACCATTCTATTGCTGGCATCAATTGGCTTTGTGGCCCTGATCGTAGGATCTTTGGCATGGATGTTGGGTGCGGTGTAGACAAGAATAGATATGAAATGGCTTATGGTAAGAACCTAATTAAGAAGCCAGTCATTTCTTGTGGCGTTGTAATTGACGGTCATCCTTATCTTGAACTTATGGATATGTGAGGTTAATATGGAACAAAGAAAACTTAGTGTGTTAACTGAAGAGATGTTTAAGTTTGTTACTACAAAGTTTACTATTAGAATGTGGCTTCCTTTAAGTCAGCCCTTTAGTGAAAATGATTTATATCCAACAGACAATATTAACGATATAGTTAGTTGTGATAATAATTGGATGCGTTCTAATATTGAAATGCTCATTGAAAACAAGTGGAAAGACTTAGGCATGAGTGATCTCGGTCTTCGTTTGTTATCAGCCTATGAAGCTAATGCTGTTGAAATTCTTGACAAGGATGGAAACGGTAAGGTTTTCTATAACGATTGGCCCTGATAGTTGGGGCTACTGATAGGTGCTATCAGAAAGGAGGAATAAACATGAATACAGAAACTACAAACAATGGTCCTGCTGTAACTGGCGTAAGTGTAATTGAATATCTTTCAAACATTAGTACAGTTCTTACTGGTATTACAACTAATATCAACGAACAAGTTACTCGTCTTGTTGCTGCTCAGTCTACTGCTACTGCAAATCTAAATAAGGAGAATCTAAATGAAGTCAATGAAACTGCCACCGTTGGTAACTGAAACTCTTGAAGTCAAGTGGAGTAATCTACTAAAGCCAGATACAAATTTTGGTGAGAACTCTGCTAACCATAACATTACTGTTATTGTTGATAAGAATCTAGGAAAGGTTCTTGCTGATATTCTAAAGAAGAGTGGTGCAAAGAAGATTAACGGCGTTTCTGAAAAGGAAGGCGTTAAGTATGTTAAGTTTAAGAGCAAGAATCATATTGATAAGATTAAGTTTCCTTGCGTAGATGCTCTTGCTAAGGAAACAGATGTTGTTGCTTTTGGCGGCGATAAGGTTCGTCTAAAGCTTCAGCCTATGGTTCTTAGTCGTGATAACTCTCTCAGTCTATATCTAAACGGTGTGCAAATCATCGAAAAGAATAATACTGGTGGCGGTTCCGGTAACGGATTTGCTCCAGTAGAGGGTGGTTTTGTTGGCGTTGGTGCTAACAAGTCTGCTGCCACCACCGAGACAGAAGAAGTTACTGACGATGACATTCCGTTCTAATGGAATGGAAGTTTAATATCTCACCAGTAGCAGCATCTAGACCCAGAGTAGGTAAGTGGGGAGCTTATTACTCTGGTCCTTATAAAGAGTTTAGAGAAAAAGCTGCTGAAAAAGTATATGAAGTAATAGGTACTGATAGAAAATTATTTAGCGGTCCTTTATGTATTACCTTAGAGTTGTATGTAAAGCGTCCTAAGAAAACTTCTAGAGGACATCCAAGAGCAGACTTGGATAATTATACTAAAGCTGTGTTTGATATATTAAATGGTAAATTATGGGAAGATGATTCGCAGATCATCTCCATGTATGTAACTAAAGAGTGGGCGGAAGTCGGCTCTAATGGTTACTTTATACTAGGGATTAATGATCCCAAGTAATTGTCTTTGGTAGTTTAAGTTAGTAGAACAGTATACATTTACCCCAAGCGTGTATAAAGATGGCGGTGCAAATCCGCCCCAACGATTTAAAGGAGATTTAATTATGGATAAAATTGTAGAATACATAGATCATATGGGTACTGATTCGTCTGTAGTTGACGCTGCTAGAGTTTCTTTTGATAAAGTTTCAACTCTTTATACTAAAGAACAAAACAATAAGTTAATTAAATATCTTGCAAAGCATAATCATTGGAGTCCTTTTGCACACACATCTATTAAGATGAAGTTTAAGGCTCCTGTTTTTATCGCACGACAACTAGCAAAGCATCAGGTTGGTTTTGCTTGGAATGAAATCAGTCGTCGTTATATTGACTATACTCCTGAGTGTTGGATTCCAGATGCTTTTAGATTTAAAGCAGAGAATAAAAAGCAGGGTTCTTCAGATCAAATTGTACAAGATCCTGAGTTATTAGTTCAATACAAAAATATGTGCTCTGCTTCTATACTTATGTATGAACATTTATTAGAGAAGGGTGTATGTCCTGAACAAGCAAGATCAGTTCTTCCACAGTCTATGTATACTGAGTGGATTTGGACTGGTTCGTTATACGCTTGGTCTAGAATGTATTTACTTAGATCACATGATACTGCCCAACAAGAAGTAAGAGATTATGCTAAGGCTGTTTCAAATGTTTGTTATAATCTTTTCCCTTTAAGTTGGAGTGCTTTAACTAATGAATCAATGGATAGAACTCTCTCGTAAAATTTCTGAAACAGTTCAAAGAGATCGTGCTCATATTTCTTTGGTTATTAGAAAGAATAAAGTAATTGCTGTGGGCACTAATAACTGGAAGACACATCCCAAGACTGTTGAACTTGGTTATATGTTACCTTATCTTCACTCTGAGTTAGATGCAGTAAGAAAAATTCAATGTAACATGGATAAACTTATTCTTGTTAATACTAGATTTAGTAAGACAGGTCATATTGGAATGTCAAGGCCATGCAAGTATTGTATGCCTTGGTGTGCTAATATGTTTGATAAGATTTACTATACTAATGAAGAAGGGATTCTTGTTGAACTATGAAAATTAATGAAACATTTAAAATTATATCAAGGTATGGACAGCCTAGAGTAGTTACGAAGGTTGCCAGAAATAAATATATTATTGACGGACCTTCTGCTTATTATAGAGGAGGTACTTCTAATGATGGATATCCTTTTATTGATTACGATGGTGGTCCTTTTGTATGCACGGGTGATTCAATGTCGTTCTATGGAGGAACGGAAAAGGAAAGAATTGCGTCGCTTGAGATTATTGAGTCATCTCAAGAAGGATTTTTAACAGTAGAAATCCTAACTAGATCTAAAGATAAGGTGTTAAAACTATGAGCAGTACATTTACTGGTAAAAGAACACAATGTCCACGGTGCGCTGCTTCTGGTAATGACCATAAGGGTGATAACCTAACAGAATACACAGATCATTATTATTGTTTTGCTTGTCAATACTATGAAGGAAAGGATGGTTATTCAAAACCTATGGAAGAAACTACGATAATCAAAAGCTTTACTCCTATTACTGGTAGATTTGAAGATCTAACAGATAGGGGTATTAGTGAAAAAACCTGTAGACTTTATGGATATACTACTGCCAAAGTAAATGGCAAGGATATTCAAATTGCTAGTTACTATAAAGGTGGAGAATTACTTGGACAACACTTGCGTGGTCCTAATAAACAATTCTTTTGGAAGGGTAATAGTAAGACTGTTGAATTATTTGGTCAACACTTATGGAAGAACGGTGGTAAGAGACTAGTAATTACCGAGGGTGAGATTGATTGCATGACTGTTAATCAACTCCTTGGTGGTACTTGGCCTGTTGTTTCTGTTCCCAACGGTGCTCAGTCTGCTGTTAAATCAATTAAAGATAACTATGAATTTGTTTGTAGTTATTCTGAAGTAGTTCTTTGTTTGGATAACGACGATCCCGGTAAGCAAGCTACTAAACAAATTGCAGAACTACTGCCACCCGGTAAGTGCAAGATTGCTAAGTTACCTTACAAGGATGCTAATGAATGCTTAATGAACAACAATGGTAAGGCTGTAGTTTCTGCTATTTGGGAAGCACAACAGTATTCACCAGATGAAATTTTACATGTATCTACAATTGTAGAAAGTAGTGAGGATATTAAAAATGTTAGAGTCTACCCATTCCCATTCGATAGCCTTAGCGAGTTTCTTATTGGTCAACGCTCTGGTGAAATTAGTCTATGGGCTAGTGGAACTGGTAGTGGTAAGTCTACTATTCTGCGTGAGCTTATTCTCCATCATTTGGAGGAAGGTAGATCAGTCGGTGCAATCATGCTTGAGGAATCTCCACAAGAAACTATGGATGACATGATTAGTTTGATTCTTAACAAGCCAGTACGAGCTATTCGTGCTTGTCGAATGATGAACGATCTTCGTGGTAAGCTTGGAAAGAATCCTATTAACATGGATTTTGTAGATGATCTTTCTGATGAAGAGTATGCTGCTGCAAAGCGTAAGCTTAGTGGTACTAATTTCTTTATCTATGATCACCTTGGCAATAACGCTATGCAGAATCTGCTTGCTCGTATGGAGTATATGGCAGTCAGCCTTAAGGTTGATGTAATTGTTCTTGATCATATTACCGCAGCAGCCGCTGGTCTTATGGGTATGCATGACAAAGATATAGACGGTGGTAATTCAGAGCGTATTATTATTGACACGCTTATGAAAGAACTACGATCTATTGCTGTTCGTACAGGTGTGCATATTGATATTGTGTCTCAACTTAAGAAAACAGAAAAGGCATATGAAGAGGGTGATAGAATTACACTACAGGATCTTCGTGGTTCTGGTGCTCTATCGTCTGTTCCTAATACCGTAATTGCTCTTGAGCGTGATAGACAAAATACAGATGAAGTAATAGCAAATACTACTACCATTAGAGTTCTAAAGAATCGTCTTACGGGTCGTGCTGGTATTGCATCTGCTTTGTACTATGATCGTAAGACAGGTAGATTAAAGGAAGTTGGTTTTGCTATTGATGATGGTGGTCAAGTTGTATTTGATCCAGCAGAAGGAACTAATAATGTTAACAGCTGATATTGTATTTGGATTGGCGTGGGGTGATGAAGGTAAGGGTAAAGTTGTATCTGGCATTCTTAGTCGTAAGAAGAGATACAACTATGTATGTAGATGGAACGGTGGTCCAAATGCTGGACATACCGTTTATCTAAATGGTAAAAAGTACAAGACCCACCAGATTCCTAGTGGTGTATTCCATGATGTTACTTCTATTATTGGACCGAGTTGTGTTATTGATCCAATCAAACTTAATGCTGAAATTAAATACATGGAAGAGAATGGATTTAATCCACGAAAGTATCTTAAGATTCATCCTCATGCTAATATCATTACCCAAGAACATATTAGATATGATCAAGAATTTTTAGCGGCTAAGTTAGGAACAACTGGTTGTGGTATTGCTCCTTGCTATTCAGACCGCGCTCTACGAAAAGGTTTGCTAGCCAAAGATTATTATTCCTATGCTTCGTCTAACACTACAGATTTGCTATGGAATATGCACTTTAAGGATAGATCCCATATCCTATGTGAAGGTGCTCAAGGTATGTGGTTAGATATTAATCACGGTAATCCACCATTTACAACAAGTTCAGAAACTCTTCCATATGCTGCTTGCTCTCTAGGTTTCTCTCATAGAGAAATTGGTGAAGTAATTGGAGTTGCTAAAGCATATGATACTCGTAGTGGTGAAGATCCACGATTCCCTAACTCATTATTGGAATGCCCAGAGAGAGGAATAATTGGGGCTACTGGTAAGGAATACGGCACAACGACTGGCCGTAAGAGAAAGGTTGACTTCTTAGATTTAGATGCCTTAATGAAGGCTATTGATCTAAGTGGAACAACTAAATTAATTATTAATAAGGGCGATGTCTTAGAACAATGTGGTATTTTTAAGATTAAACACAATAGAGAAATTGTTTCGTTCAACTCATATGCAGACATGAAGCAATATATTGTCGGTTATCTTGTAAATGCTTGTTGGATGGATGAATCTCTTATTAGTTTTTCTAACGATCCTGAATCAATTCCAAAGGAGTTTGTATGAAAGTAGAAGAAGATGTTAAGCTAGATTTCTGTGATGTTCTTATTAGACCAAAGCGTTCTACATTAAACAGTAGAAGTGAAGTATCTATGTCAAGAACATTTAAATTTAGTTTGCCTAATGGACTTATGCAATGGACTGGAGTTCCTATTGTTGCTAGCAATATGGATACTATTGGTAATTGGGAAGTTGCTTCAGAACTTGCTAGCTTTGATGCATTAACTGCACTACATAAATACTATAGTATAGATGAGTGGAAGCAAGCAAATATTTTAGCTGGTAATCTATCTAATAATATAGTCTATACTATGGGTATGGGTAAAGATAACTTTGCTGAGATTGATAAGGCACAACAAATTATTAATCTTTATCCTAGTATTAGATTTGTCTGTATTGATGTTGCTAATGGATATACAGAAAAGTTTGTTAAGTATGTATCAACAGTAAGAGGATTATTTCCTAATCAAGCAATTATTGCTGGTAATGTTGTATCCCGTGAAATGACTGAGGCTTTACTATTGGCTGGTGCTAATATCATTAAGATTGGTATTGGTCCCGGTTCAGTATGTACAACTAGAAAGGTTGCTGGTGTTGGCTACCCACAACTGTCATGTATCATGGAATGTGCTGATGCCGCACACGGACTTAATGGCTATGTTCTGTCGGACGGTGGTTGCACTTGTCCGGGAGATGTTGCCAAGGCATTTGGAGCGGGTGCAGATTTTGTTATGATTGGTGGTATGTTTGCTGGTACTAATGAATCAACTGGTGAAGATGTTTATTATAAGCAGAGATTAGTTGGCAAACGATTTTATGGAATGTCATCAGATACGGCAATGGAAAAATACTCTGGAGGTGTGGCTACCTACAGAGCATCAGAAGGTAAGACCGTCGATGTTCCTTATACTGGTCCAATATCAGAAGTAATGAAATCAATTCTTGGTGGTGTAAGATCAGCATGTACATATGTTGGTGCTGATAAACTAAAAGACCTACCAAAAAGAACTACATTCGTTAGAGTTAATAGACAGTTGAATACATTCTTTAAGTGAGGAATACTATGAGATTAGTACTTGATGTTGAGGCAAACGGACTAAATGAAGTTTCTATTGATGGTAAAAAGATTGTTAAAGAAGCAGACACAATTCATTGTGCAGTCGTATATAATCTAGACACAGGTACTACTCATAAGTTTACTCCAGAAAATATCGTGACCCTACTAAGTCTTTTAGATAAAGCAACATTAATAATCGGTCACAATATTTTCTTTGATATTGCTGTTGTCAAGAAAATTCTAGGTAGTTTTAAATGTTCCAAATGTTATGATACTTTAATTATATCAAAGTTAATGTATCCTGATAGAGATGACCATCCGCTTGGTGGTAACTCTCTGGAGTGTTGGGGTAAGTTTCTAAATAATAATAAGTTAGATTATCAAGGAGGATGGGAAACCTACTCTGAAGAAATGCTTACCTACTGTGAGCAAGATGTTATGCTTACAGTAAACATTTATAATTACCAACTAAACAATTGCAAAGTACCAGAACAAGTTATTAAGTTTGAACACCTTGTTTCAAAAATATTATCTGAACAAACATATAACGGTTTTGGTTATAATGCAATTGTAGGTGATAAACTAATAGGTGAATTACTAATAGAAAAGGCTCAGATTGAAGATGAGATGCGTACTATTTTTCCAGATAAGATTGAGGAAAGATGGTCTACCAAAACAGGTAAGCGTCTTAAAGATAAAATTGAGATCTTTAATCCCGGTAGTCGCCAACAAATTGCTAGTAGATTATTTGATAAGTATGGATGGGAAGCACCTTTAACAGATAAAGGTAATCCTAAAGTAGATGAATCTGTTCTTGCTAAGTTAGACTATCCTGAAGCAAAGAAACTAGTACAGTACTTTGACTGTATTAAATTAATGGGTCAGGTAGAAGACTGGAATACAAGAGCATCTCTGTCTAGGGATGGCAACATTCACGGCCTTGTAAACGCACAGGGAGCCGCTACAGGGCGTTGTACACACAACCAACCTAACATGGCTCAGGTCAGTAAAGACAAGCGTGCAAGGGCTTTGTTTGTTCCTCTTGAGAAAGATCATGTATTACTTGGCTCTGACTTACAGGGTTTAGAGTTAAGAATGTTGTCGCACTTTATGGCTAAATATGATAATGGTAAGTATGGAGATAAGATTCTTAATGATGATATCCATACATATAACCAGAAAGCAGCAGGACTTCCTAATAGAGATGCTGCTAAAACATTTATCTATGCTTATTGCTATGGTGCTGGTGATGAAAAACTTGGTAAGATTATTGGTGGTAATCGTAGTTCTGGTAGCAAAATCAGAGCAAAGTTTCAACAAGAAATTCCAGCACTAGATAAAGTACAGCAAGAAGTAAAGTATTCTGTTGCTAAAACAAAAGGTGTAAAACTACCTGATGGTAGAACTGTACCAGTAAGATCAGAACACGCAGCATTAAATACATTACTACAAGGATCTGGTGCTATTATTAGTAAACTATGGATGTGCATAGCTTATGTAAATCTTAAGAAAAGATTTGGAGACTCTGTTAAACAAGTTGCTTATGTTCACGATGAGTTGCAATATTCTTGTCATAAGGATATAGCAGATGAAGTCGGTAAGATAGTAACCGCTGCTGCTACAGAGGCTGGCGAAAAGTTGGATCTTAAGATACGAATTGATGCAAACTATTCTATTGGTTATAATTGGAGTGAAACACATTAATGAAAGCAGATGTATACATAGGATTTTATGATTACTCTTTAGGTTTAGGTTGGTGGAGATCTACTCTAATTAAACTATTAACCTTTAGTAATGTTAATCATGTTGGTTTAATATTCTGTCTACCATTTTCTAACATTACTCCAATGGTACTTGATGGTTCCAAGTGTAGACTAATGACAGAGTATATGCTTGAACTTAAAGGAGCAAAAATAATTTATAAAAAGTATATGGGTACTGTAGATATTTGTTTAGAAGATATCAAAAAAATATCAGATACTCATAAAGTGTGGACTTGGTATAAAGTATTATTGTGGTTTTTATTTGGTAGGTGGATTGGTATTAAGCCCCATCATTGCTGTAGTTTAGCGTGTAACTGGTTAAATACAAATCTTAAATATAATTATAGACAAAGCGGTGTTCCGCACAAACTTATGCAGGAGATTAAAAATGATTATAGTTCTTATTGGTGGTAAGGCTAGAGTAGGTAAAACAACTCTTGCTAATATTATTGCGGAGTATTGTGTGAATAATAACCTAACTCCAAGAATGGTTCCATTTGCTTATGGTATTAAGAAAGCAGCAGAGTTAAAGGGACTAACTAAAACTGCTAACCCAAAAGAATACAGAGATTTCTGTCAGACACTTGGTGAGTCTATGCGAATTAAAAACCCAGATCATTGGGTAGATGAGTGGAAGTTAAAGATTGCTGAGATTGAAAAAGAAGAACAAGTAGAAATGCAAAACAATGATTCATATAAAGAAAGGATAGTTATTGTAGATGACTGTCGTTATATGAATGAAGTAGCTATTGGTAGAAAACTAGGTGCTAATTGTATCTTTGTAAAGCAAGGTAAAAGAATTATTGAAGATGATTCTGCTAGTTGGCGTGAGCATCCTAGCGAAGAACTTGCTAATAGAATTGAAGCTAAAGATAAAAACTATTCTGATATCTTTAAATACATTATCCCAAATGATAGTACACAAGATGTATTTAAGAAACACGCTAATAAGAATATTCCTACTTGGCTTGGTCTACTAGCTGACGGTGGTAGACCTGAGTGTAACTGTGAAATTTGTAAGGCAAATAGAGAAAATAGAGAGCCAGATGCACAAAAAGTTATGGAAGAACTATTAGATATTCTAGAAAAAACACTTGAAGAAGAGGGTGGAAATAATGAAAGCTGTTCTTGATGGCGACATTATGGCCTATCGTATTGCTTTTAGAGCTGATGCTGAAGGCATTGAAGATATAGATCTTTGGGTACAAGATGCACTAGATAACTGGACACCTCCCAATGTGTCGGATATAGTAGTCGCTTTCTCTTGTCCCCGTTCTAAAAATTTTAGAAGAAGAATATGGGAATCTTATAAGGCTCATAGGGATACTGGCAAACATGCTCCAGATTGTTTAAGAGAAGTTGAACAATCTATTAAAGATCATTGCTCTAAGTTTATTGTTGGTAATCAAATAGAAGCCGATGACTTTTTAGGTATGGCTGCCTCAACACCCGGAAGATCCTGTATAGCGGTTACGATAGATAAGGATCTTCGTAGTGTACCCGGATGGCATTGGAACCCTGATAAGGAACTAGAACCAGTACTTGTTTCAGAAGAAGAAGCGGATAGAAACTTCCATATCCAATGGCTTACTGGAGATACGACCGATAACATTCCGGGTATTTGGAAGATGGGACCAGCCAAAGCAAACAAGGTTTTAGATAGTGTTTCTAAAGACAACTGGACTCAGGCTGTATTAGCTACTTATGAGCAGTCTGTTGATAGAAATAAAGAAAAATATACCTATGATTATTGCATTACTATGGCTAGGTGTGTAAGAATTCTTAGATACGGTGAGACTTCTGCTAGAAGAATTACCACAAAAACAATAGATAAAGAAATTAAACTGTGGGTTCCTAATTGTTGGAGCTAATAGATATTTTCAGAAAGGTTTATATGACTAAATTACAGATTGTATGGATGTATATCCTAAGATATACTTGGTATCTACCAATAAATATTAAGAACAAGTTAAAAAAAAAGACTCAAGAAAAATCAGTTGTAAATATAAAATGTGATTATATACCAGAAAGAAAAACAGATGGTTCTGCTGGATATGATTTAAAAGCAAAACTAACTGGACCTTTTCAAATATTTTTAAACGGAGAGACACACCTTATTCCTACTGGTTTACATATAGAAATTCCAAAAGGTAAATGTGGTTTATTGTTTTTAAGGTCTAGTATATCGGTCAATACTCCGCTTGTTCTTGCCAATGGCGTTGGTCTTATAGATTCAGATTATAGAGGTGAGATTAAAATACCTTTAAAAAATATATCACAAAGACGCGCTATTATTAATAAAGACGAAAGAGTTGCTCAACTAGTTATTGTAGATTGCTTTACTCCAGAACTTAATAGAGTAAAATATTTAGAAGAAACTAAAAGAGGTGATGGTGGGTTTGGATCAACAGGAGTAAAATAATGAATACATTTCAAAACTTTATTGCACTAAGTCGTTATAGTCGTTGGGTTGAATCAGAGAATCGTAGAGAAACTTGGGAAGAAACAGTAGATCGTTGGTGGAATTACTTTACAACTAAAGCCCCTCAATTAGAATCAAGACCAGATATTAAAGATGCTATTCTAAATCTTCAAGTTCTTCCAAGTATGCGCGGTCTTATGACTGCTGGTCCTGCCTTGGATAGAGATCATACTGCTCTTTATAATTGTTCTTATCTTGATATTGATTCAGTAAGATCATTCAGTAATCTTATGTATATTCTTATGTGTGGTACTGGAGTAGGCTATTCTGTAGAGCATCGTTGTACAGATAAACTACCAGTAGTTCCTAATAAAATTGTAAAGAATTTTAATAAGATTGTTGAAGTACAGGATTCAAGAGAGGGTTGGTGTAATTCATTATTTGATTTACTATGCAATCTCTATGAAGGTATTCACCCTAAGTGGGACACTAGTAAAGTAAGACCTTCCGGTGCTAAACTAAAAACATTTGGTGGTCGTGCTAGTGGTCCCGGTCCTTTAGAAGAAGTATTTAGATTTGTTACACAAACATTCTATGCTGCTCAAGGTCGTAAACTAACTGCGTTAGAATGCCATGATGTTTGCTGTAAGATTGCACAATCTGTTATTGTTGGTGGTGTCCGTAGATCAGCCATGATTTCTCTATCTGATCTATCAGATCGTGAAATG